GGTATCTGTCCTGCGTAGAGGAGAGAGATTAGTTCACGCAGTGACTTGGCCCAGCCCGGACGAGAGTCGCCAACCTTTATGACTGTATCACTAAGATGCATGTCTTCGTTGACGACAGGTAGCTTCTCAATGTTGTGACGTTCTACTGAGAAGCCTACACCAGTGCCACACATGAGTATGTACATAGTCTCGTCAAAGGCACGAGGGTTATCTACAGGTACGTAAGAGCAATTGTAGCCGCCCACATGACAACGGTCAAGCGCAGGTCCAGCGGTCATCAATGCTCTCATGCTTGGCATGATGTCTTGGTTTAACACAGCTTGCTCAAGTTCACCACGTAGTTCATCCGACAGGACATACTTGTGCTTGCTCTTGAGATGCTGTGTCATATAATCAAAGTATCGTGCGACTGTCTCTCCCCATGTCTCACGACGCTGCTCATCCTCTTTCCATCGGGCATACCGTGAAAGAGCAATGAAGTTCTGGTAGTCTGTTGGTAAATAGTTACTCATCTCTCACTCCGTTAATGTTTTCATATGTTTGATGTCTGCTCCATCCACGTCGTAGAAATACTCGCGGATGCCGTCTTCAATCTCTGCACCAACATCTTCATCTGCAGGGATTGGATATTCATCGGGGTCAATATCAATTGTGATGTAGACTTTAACTCTCATCACTAGCCGCCACGTCTTCCAGTAGTGTATTCAAGTACCACTGTGCTTTCTGCAAATCCTCAAGAGGCTTGCCCTTATAGTCGAACCGCCACAGGTACTTCATAATATTACCCTGTAGATAGTACTTGAAGTTTGGTCCTAGTGCAGCCTGAATAGCAGCAATACACTCAATGCCTGACTGATTGTAGTGTGACGGGCTATTCACCATGTCTGTCTTTGTGTCCATCATTTGCTTTGTGTAATACTCGTCCATCAGTTTCTCCTCATCTTCAGCTAGTTTGTTTTTCATGTACTGCTCATGCCGCATCAAGCATTACCCCCTGTCTTGCTATTGAAGCTGAGATGAACAACATTACCATCGTATGTTTTCTCTACGCCCACCTCTTCCTCTAGTTCTACATCAATGTCCATCTCGTTGTCAACAACTTCCATCACATATGTATGAACTAAATTGCGGATAGTCTCATCCTGCTCCATGATAGGTACAGTAGAACATATCATCTTACAGAAATGCATTACCTGTCCGTAGCCGTCATCGTCAAGTGGATTGTCTGGCTGTGAAATAATAGAGATGTCAATCTCTCCTGTCCACTCACCATTCTCTTCGACGCTTGGTCTGATACGGATGATGAAGTCTTCGTCTTCAAAATTCATGTGTTCTGACATGTCTATCTCCTCTTCACTTTGGTTCCACTAAACTTGATAAACTTAGGATACTTGTTCTTGCCCTTCTCTTTCAGCCAATCTTCAGGAATGATGCGGTCATAGTATCTAAACCCGTACTTGATACACCACTCTGCGTATGTAGACTTGGCACCCTTACGTAGCTTTCGTCTGCTGTTCTCAAACACAAAGCGAATGTCCAGCTTGGGATGCTGCTTCTTGATTGCAAGATGCTTGCGCCTGTCCGCTGCTGTGAACATTCCCTTCGTCTCAATGATGATACCGTTGTCCAGCACGAAGTCTGGAGTATAGGTGCGGTACGCAAGGTCTTCCCATTCAATCTTAACTTTCTCGTAGTCGTATCCGACTTTGAGTTCATCCAGATAAAGGGACAGCTTGTGTTCAAGCCCACTCCTGTACCCATACTTCCGTGCTGCACGGAATTGCTTTGCGTTAGGCATTACATTGCCCGTCCCTTGAAGAAGTCCTTGCTCTTGTATTCATCTGCAAGTGTTACGTAAGCCACAGTCTTTGGGTTCTTTGCTTGTGACGCTACAGCAGGTAGTTCCTGCAGTCCCGGCCAGCATGAGAACTTGTAACGGCAGAAGCCGCACTCAGTACCCAGCATAGTGTTGCCTGTAGGCTTACCACGGAATGTCTCAGGCACTGCCTCAAAGCAACGCTCAAACCTGTTCTCTTCTATAGCATCTGCCGTGTCTTTAATCTTGCTTACTTCTTCATCTACATCTATGCCGGTAGCAGGTACATACTTGAACTCGCCATTGGCTTTGTTTACTACCCACCAACCTCCAGCACGTTTACCAGATGCCTTTGCGTAGCCAGCAAGCTGTGCTACATACCCGAAAGCATCACCCTGTCTAAGAGAGTCGAAGGAATCAAACTTGTTAGTGTATGACCAGTTAGACGCTGACTTAATATCATCAACAGCACCATCAATAACAATATCATAGGTGCCAGTGATGGATGTATCGTCATCAAGCTGTAGAGTAACCTTTTCATCATCTTCATACTGCACTCCTGCTTCTTTCAGAAGACCCTTGAAGACTGCCTCTACGATATCTCCAAGCATCATGTTCATTACGAATGTTGTTGGAAAGGGTAACGCTTTCTCTGGTTCATTCTTCTCAAACCAAAGCTGGCAAGTTGGCCTACCTACGTTTGACATACGCAGACCAAACTTGTCACGCTTGTTACCCCCACCAAACTGGCGTTGAAGTGCATTCATTACATCTTGACCTACCTGTTTAATGGTATCCTCTGACATTGAGGACTTACCCTTAACAGCGTTCTCCATGTACTGATGCACAGCCAGTTCAGCAGGGTGGTTCATTACGCTACCTCTTCAACTTCAATGTCAACGATGCCATCAACGATAACCTCATCATCCTCGTCATCATGGGAGTTAGCTTTCTCTGCCCATGCATTGATGATGTACTCGTTATAGTTGTTGACCCACTGCATGAAGTCACCGAACATACCCTGCTCCTTATCTGTAAGGTCAAGGGTCTTGGTCACGTCAAGAGATACGACTGGCAGATAGAACACTGCACCAGTAGGAATCTTACGCTCCTCTGTGTTAGCAGTAATCAAATGCTGCACAGGCAGTCGCTTCATCTTGGCAAGCTGGGTAAACGCACCGCCTACATTCTTGAATGCGTCACGGTTCTCTACTTCCCAGATGAAGGCAGTCTCTTCTACGTCCACAGGATTGCCTGAAGCATCTGTGGCATTGACCAGTTCTACTGTACCAAGCACAACGCGAACACGTTTAATCTGCTTGATGAGTTCCTGTGTCTTCTCAGGCAGAGCCTTGAAGTCTTGGATGTAGCCAGCAGGTTTACCACAGTTGAACCCACCGTCATTGTCCTTGAGGTCAATGTTCAGGTTGTCAGCCATGACAGTCTTGACATAGCGGTTAGGGCTGTCGCCCATGCCACGGACAAAACGCTTGTACATGAAGCGTTGCAGATACGGACGAATCTTCACCGACTCTGCGTAGTACGTTGGTCCATCTGGAACTTCCAGTTTGTATGTACCACCGCTAATTACTTCCATGTTCACGTTCTTACCGTTCACCTCTGCCTCACCCATAACAGGTGAGTGGTTGATACGTAGTCGAGCAAGAGTGCTGGCTTGCTTACGCTCACCGGCAGTCTCATTTGCAATGCCCATAGCTTTCGCCATTGCGGCATAGTTGTTAGTGTCAATAGTTGTCAGTTCCATGTGTTTTATACTCCTTCTTTCGAGTTAGAATCCATAGTTATATCACGACACATCGTGTGTGTCAAGCCAGTTGGGGCCAATTTTTGCCTCTAGTTCCAGAGGAACATTGAATACCAACCCCCAACGTAGGGTAATCAAGTCAGGCAATACTCTGTTAGTCTCTTCTATTATGTTGATAACTCTCCTTTCTTCGTCTGGATGAATGTCGATGACGATTGAGTCATGCACAGTGTTTACCACACATGATTGCATGCCGTCAAGTAGTTTATCAATGTGCAGCAGGGCCAAAGGCACAATGTCTGCGGTAGCAAACGACTGCACAGGGTAGTTCTTTATCTGTGTGAAGTTGCTGACCCTGCCACGGCTGTTACGTCGTACATCAGGGAAGGCAAACTCACGTCCAGATGGCGTGGTAATCTTGCCCGTGGCTATAGCTTCTTTAGCCAGTCGGGAGTGCCAATCGGCCACGCCTTGGTATTTCTGCGTGAAGTGTGTGTAGTATTCAGCTTCCGCTGGTGTTCTTCCAAAGCCAGTCGCTCCATATAACGGCGCGAATGTATGCGCTTTCGCAGTCTGTCTGTCCGTAGGCTGACCAGCATCGGTAATAACTTCAGCGGTGTATGAGTGTACATCAAATCCAGTAGACACTTCCTCAATTGCAACTCCATCCTGTGATAAGTATGCAGCGGCACGAAACTCAAGCTGTGCAAAGTCAGCTTCCATAATCTTACCGCCGTTAAACCGTGACACAAATACCTTCTTCACGGGGAAGGTGCCACCACGTGGCATGTTCTGCATGTTGGGGTCACGACCACTGAACCTTCCGGTGGCGGTCATGTGCTGTGTAAGACGGACATGTAGCTTGCCGTCTTGCTTGGTGTGCATACGAATGCCATCAACAAAGGATGACAGGTAGGTATCCACAGCAGATAGCCTACGTACCTTGGACAAGAAGTCCACTGCATCATCCATACCCTTGGCTCGTGCAGCACCCTCAAGTGTCTCAAGGTTCTGCTTGCTTGTGCTAAAGCCGTTAGCACTTGTCCACTTGGCAGAGGGTGGCTTGAACTTCAGTCCAGCCAATTCTTTACCAGCCACAAGATGATAACCAGCCCCACCACATGATGTACATTTATTAGTACGGGCAAATGGTGTTCCATCCTTCTTTACCTTTCTTACTTGGCCGGAGCCGTTACACTCACGGCACTGCGTTGCCTTCGTCTTGTACAGACGTTCTGTACCACCTGCAATGAGACTGCGGAAGTCAGGCTCAGACATGTATGGGTCAATGGCGTTGCCCCAGTACTGCTTGTCCAATACCTTGCGTCCATACACAACCCATGACAATTGCTCTGGGCTGTTCAGGTTGATAGGTGTGTCACCCATCAGGTTACGAACATGCTTCTGTAGACTGTCAATAAGTTGACGCTTCTCCTGTTCAAACTCTTGACGCACCTCATCTAGCTTGGCGATATCCACACTGAAGCCACGCTGGTAGATACGCGAGAGGCACACAGCAACTTCATTAGTCAGGTCAACAGTACCACGCAAGCCGCTGTCTTCCTTACTATTAAGGCGAAGCATTAGCTTGTCAGATAGTTGCTGCGTAGCATGTAAGTCAGCCGATAGGTACATAGTCAATTCTTCCCAAGGTATGTCGCGTGTGCTGTATCCCTTGGCGAAGTACTCCTTGAGTGTGTCCTGTTTCTTGGTGTCCAACTCGTAACGCTCTGCACATGCCTCAAGCGACAGTGGTTCCTTCTGTCCACGCTGCATGACATACTCTGCCAGCATCGTATCGAACACAGGGCCATCATACTTGAAGCCTGATTCCCACAGCCACAGCAAGTCATGTGCTGCGTTGTGCATGATGAGTACGGTGCTTTGTCTAGGTACTCCTGCACCATAGTATGTCCATAAGCATCTGCTGGTACATCACTGTGGTCAAAGGTGGCGATACACTCTTCACCCGTGTCACTCAGCATTCCCACCATAGTCAGTGAGTTGTCTGGCTCAAACGGGTCAAGGTGTGTCTTACCATCACGCTTGGTGACGGTGTTCTCTACATCAAGTGTTAGCTTCATCCTTCGTACCTCGCTGTCTGATAGTTGAGTTCGCAGTTTACCATACCGTGCCAGCCATTCAACTTATTCTTTACGATGTTGATATGGCGAAGGGGGCTGTCCTCTTCCTGTCCCTCGACAGTAGGTGACTTGCCAATCAGTATCATAAGGTCAGCCTCTGCTGCCTTACCTGTCCGGCTACCTTCCATCATGCTCTGGTTCAACTGCGCACGTCCCTCTGCCTCTGCCGATAGCTGAGACATGTAGAACACAGCACAGTCATATGTCTTGGCAATCTGCCGTGCATAGATAGCACATGCCTTGAGTGCCTCGTCCTGTCGTGCAAAGGAACCCTGCACACCAAACTTGTCACCCATGTCAAGCACAAGGACATCGGGCTTGTATGACTTGCATACAGACTCAACCCATGCCATGTCACGTCCACCTGCTTCCTTAATCTTGATGTTGTTCATCACCGGCTGATATAGTGCCTGTGCCTTTGACATGTTGTCCCGTACCTCACGGGCTGTCATGCCAGCAGCAGCAGTCAAGTATCTGGCACCAACACGGTGTGTCGGCTCCTCGTTACACAAGATAATGCACTTGGCACCCTGATGTGCAAAGCCACCCGGACCAGCAATCAGGCTGGCATGGAATGATGTCTTGCCGGTGTTAGGCCGTGCGCCAACTTCGATAAGCTGGCCACCAGACACGCCTTCTACCTTACGTGTTACGCTTGGGATGTTGAACGTCCAACGTGCTTCCAGTTCAGCTTTAGCCATGAGTGTCTCAATGCTGATGTCATCCCATTCGATATTGAGATTAGGAATGAAGTCGTCACCGTAACGCTCAAGCAGATTACGCAGAGCCTCAAGGCTGGCTGCATCACCATTGACCATATCAAAGCCAATGTTTGCTACGTCCTCGCCAACTACCTGCTGGAACAGCTTGGACAACACCTCTTGTGCTACGTCGCTGCCCATAGGGTCTTCACGTTTAATCTGCGAGAAGAGTGAGGAGTACCCCTGCTTCTGCGCAGTAGTCAGTGTCGGGTTGTCCGACATGAACAGGGCTTCTATCTCATCTGGCGTAACGCTACGCTCGTACCTGTCCATAGCAGTGTCAATAGACTGCTTGATTTTCCGCACGTCCTTACTGAATAGACGCTGCGGACACTTTGAACCACGATGGTCGTCATAGAATGACTTGTCCATCAGGCTCCTAATTATTGATAATTCCATGAAGGTTCTCCATATCTGTCGGGTTACGATATTTCAAGTCGTCGGTTAGTTTGAGGACACGAACATCGTTGACATGTCCTCGTAGTTCCTTTGCCATCTGCAAGGTCTTTGGTAGCGCATCGGGGTCTAGCGCAATGACTGCTGTTGAGAACTGCGAGAGATACCCTTTATGCGTCTCTTGCAATGACGTGCCTAGAAGCGCAACCCCGACAAAGGTGCCGTAACCAACAACGGCTGCACTCAAGCAGTCCTCAACAACTACGGCGACTCTACCATGTCCTGCGACATAAGGCAAGCCACTTTTTCCATACCGTTTCCATTTAGGTAATCGTTTACCCAATGAACGGCCAGTTGCATCCACAATCTTGTCGTCATGTACGATAGGGAATACCATGCGATGTTCCTTCACGTCATACATGAGGCCAAGTTCTTCTGCATCCAATTCATATAACTCATGTGCAATCTCTGCCACGTTCCAATCGTGTGGCACGATGTAGTCAGGCAGCTTGAACGTGTCCTGCTTGGCGAAGTCATCAGCACCAGCAAAGCCAGCACGGATGTCATCGGCACTCATACGAACACGTGTCCCGCCCTTGATACCACAGGATGCACGATAGCAATTCCATACAAGCGAACCCATGTTGTTTGTCACTGTGAATGTTTTCTCTCCACAGTTAGGGCAAGCAACACGCTTGGTCATACCCACGGGTACGTCCATATCACTTACAATGTTATATATATTATCCATGTATATATCACTTTCCTTTGCGGCAGTTAAGTGCTTTTACCATGCGATTTACGTGCTGTCAATGCACTATTTGCACTGGCATACGTATTTCTCATGTAAGGTTTCACCGACTGCGGGTTACTGTGTCCAGTCACAGACATGATTTGTCCCATAGGTACACCGGCCTCAACCATCTGTGTCGTGCCTGTCCTACGTAAGTCCATCAGTCGTAACTCCTCTGGCAGATTAGCTTGCCTCATAACAGCCCGTCCAGCCTTGCTGAGACGCTCTAAGCTGTATGGATGATACTTACCACCAACAGGCAGCACACGGGGTGCCACGTAGGCTTGAAAGCCGAAGTCTTCCTGCTGCTGAACAAGCATCTCGTACAGGTCATCTTCGATTGGAAGGCACACCTCTGCCCTGCGCTTGCTCTGCTCAAGGTACAGCTTCCTGTCATCCATGTCGAGGTTGTCCCACTGCAGCAGACGCATGTCACCCAGTCGCTGGCACCACTCGTATGCCATATGAATAATCAGGCCAATGCTGCGCCACTCAAACTGCCCATAGGCAGTGTCAAGGAATTGACGCACGTTGTCTTCTGACCACACCACCTTACGTTGCGGTGCAGTCTTACGTTTGATGTTGGCAAATGGGTTCACCATTGCGTATTCCATGTCGATGGCGTAGCGATACAGCAACGACGACACAGTGCATACATGATTGGCAAACGTGATGCCACGCTTCACCCATTCTTCATATGCGTGTTTGGCTTGCTTGCTCGACAGCTTGTCATATGCAACAGACCCAAACTCACCGACCAATATGTTGAGGAAGTATTGATAGTCCTTCTTAGACTTGTCCCTCAACATACTGAAATCATTGGAAGAATAGTATGTCAATACTAAGTCTTCAACTGTCTTCATCTCTCAAGTCTCCTACACTCCAGTGATTGATACTCTTCCTCTGTCTCGACAAAACGATAGTTACCAAACTTGCGGTATCTATCTTCGCCATACGACTTGTCATGTCGAAACACACCTTCGCCCAGAGACATACCCCAGCGAGACATCATGTCAAACACATAGTCATAGGGGTAGTGTCCCTTCTCGCACTTGAACTTGTACGTGTTGTTGTAGTCCCAGCCGCCGGAACCATCAAGTATATATTCCTCGACAGTCCAGCGGTTGAGATTGGCAAAGTATTCCCTACTCATGCTGCAAGCAACTCCTTGAACTCTGTGCTGTTCACCCACTGTGCAGCCTGATTCTCACGACGGAACATCGTGATGGCATTGGTGTCCTTGCCGGTGTTACGCAGCCCGAAACCGTTACGCTCGTCGGCATAGCTGGCATAGTTCGTGAAGGCACTGTACAATGCCCAAGCGTTTTGCCCACGAGTTGCAGCCTCTTGATTGTACAAGGTAAGCATCTTCTCTGACACACGGTCTGATTTGAGCAGGGATTCCAGCATGGCTTTCACATCACCGACATAGAGTGTCTTGTTTGCGAACCGCTGCAGTCGTTCTGACTGTGCATAGAAAGCCTGTGTCGAACCTTTCAGTTCTTTGATGAACTTCTCTATGTCAAACCCACTGGTATTCTTGCGACGGATATCATCATACTCGCCGGTAATCATACCGTTGGTGCAGAAGAAGTCGATGGCACCAAAGTACACCTGATTGGAACAGCTACCGTCAACCCCGTGCAGGGCAATGATACGCTGTGCAATCGTAGTGCTGTGCTTGTCGGACTCAATACGTGCAGTCACTTCAGGCAGTGACATGTCAGCCATAGCCCAAGCGTTGTTACGTGCAGTCCTGAAGCGTATGTTCATGCTTTCGCATTCGTCAGCACCAAGGTTCTCCGTNATTGTGTCATGNACACCGACGAAGAAGTCACCGTGGTTNGCACACTTGAAGCTGTTACCGACCACACCAAGATAGTCTCCGGTGTTACCGTTGATGACATACTTCTTGTCCGTCACTTTAGTAGGCTCAAACTCCACAGGGAAGTTGAGGTTCTCAGGCAGCAGTTCCTCTGCTGTAAGNATGTGTGAATCAAATGGCATAGTTAGTCTCCTTTCACTTTTTTGGTACGGAAGAAACCCTCTTTGTCTGGGAAGGCATCCATGAACTTACGTGCATAATAAGCTGTATGATTATTCGACAGCTTAAACTTTACATCAGACTGTGTTTCAATGTCGGTGTGCCACCGAATACGTTCAAAGATAGCCTTCGAACTGTAGTTCTTTTTGCCAGCTTGTATCACATCATTTGTGTATTTCACAAACAAATCCCATACATGCGGGTTGTCTTCATCAAATCGGTTGAACCGACGCTCTAGTTCAGTCATAGAGTTGTCTCCTTTCGTATTGGCAACTGAGAGTTACGTTGTATCACAAAGCACACACCCAGTCAAGCACTAATCCCAGCGATAGAATACATGGTCACCTATCTGTACGACAGGCGTCTTGCTTTCTGCCCATTCGGGCAGGACGTAGGTTGCGTGGTAGTGTGTCGCACCCTCAACGAAGTCGTCAAGGTTGCCTGTGTGTACACCCTGTGCAATCAACATAGCTTGCTGCCACGCTGTCTGGTCAGGTGTCTTGTCTGACTTACCGTCGCAGTACCAGCTAAACTGACAGCGATGGCGTACAGGGAAGTCCTGCTTCCATGAATATGTTGGACCTTGCTTGACCACATCACATACAGTGTCAGGATACCTATCGTCATACACTCTATTCATTACCACTTGGGCAACCGCAACCTGCCCAATGAAGGGCTGGTCACGTGCCTCGTGGTACACGTTGAGTGCTAGGCACACAAGTGCTTCAGCAAACATTAGTCGTCATCCTCCTCTGCCAGTACCCAGTCTGCGTAGTGCATACGATGTCCATCTTCGTCCTCTTTGGGTACGAACTTGAGGATGCGGTGCAGGTCACAGTATAGGCTCTCCAACTTGCCGACATCAGACATCCAGATGTCCTGACAATCCCAAATAGTCTGCAGGATAGTCTTCAAGTCATTGTGTGCTTTCAGTAAAGCTAGTCTGTCGTCATGTGCAATGTTCATTGTCAATCTCCTTTACACTTAGAGTTTCTTCCTCGTATTCTTCTTCCCACTCGTCCTGTTGAAAAGAAAACAAATCATGTGCGGCAGTGACAGCATCTATTTCATCTGCCTCGTCAACAGTTATGCGTTTGACAAGTGTTACTTGTACTTCTACCTCATACTTAGGCATAACAATTCTCCTTCATCCATGTGGGCATATCTCTACCCTTGTTGTATCTAGCAAAACTCATCTTGTCTACCTTATAAAAAGCACGATACGCAGTGATAGGCCAGTCCTCATCTGTCTTGCAATCNTCATGTCCACTGAAACATTGCGGGTGTGGCGTTACGTCACCGTCTGGTAGCAGATGTCGCCCTTCGTACAATGCAATACTGTGCTTACCTGCACCATGCCACTTGCCGTATCTGTGGTGATACTCACACAGCATGGATGTGTACAGGCTGTAAGCCCAGCGGTAATTGGCACGATTCTCCATAGCCCACAGGGTACAGGGATGCTTCTGATGCACAGGCTTGTACAGCCCACGCTCTTCTGCATACTCCGGTGCATGATGCCACAGGCTAGTGCATAGCATCTGCGCCTCTTCCAATGGCATCTTGACAATGTGCTGGTCACATAGCTGTTG